ATCGCCACCGGCTTGACCGGCATGCGACGTGTCGCGTAGTTAGCAGCCACGATGGGCTTGTCGCGCAGAATGAGGTGCCCGATGGTTTCCTTCGGGAACCGCATGTCTGAGTCAAGCCAGAGGAGATAGTCCGCCTTCTCCTCGAGTGCTTGACGCGCAAGCTCCATACGCTGAGAGGCGATCAGAGTTCCGTGTGACGTGTAGAGCATCACCCGGTCGTCTGTTGTCGCGGTGTGGAATGACATCGCTCGCGCTAGGTCATAGGCGAACGAGGTCATCACCGTGTCCCTTGCGGGGACTAAAATCGCAACCGAGCGGCTCATACGCGACCCGCCCGTGTTCTAAATAACTGGTTGTCCCTATCGTTCAACCAAGCTTTCATCTTCTTGGGATCGTCAATGATTCCCTGCTGCTTGAGCTTGTAGAAGAGTGCCATCGGTATCGACGCAACCTTGTTCCACTCGCCCCACCGCGCCCGTTCGTCGGTCGCGGCATATTGCTTTTTGTTCTGCTCAATCAGGTCGCCGACTTCAAAGACCGTCTCAATCGTGGCCTCATCTTTGTCGGCATCATAGTGCCACCACTTCGTGGTGCCGGTAGTCGGGTCGTAATCAAATAGACGTTTGCCCGATGAATTCATGTGATCCTCAACTAAGGGGCGACGGCACCATTGCCGCCGCCCCCGAGTTTACATCACTACGATCAAGTCGTGGTGAGGTCAGCGGCGAGACCGTGCGCGGCCTCAGTGTTGACCTTAAGGCCCCACTCAACCAGGATCATGCGCTTCTCGGCGTCGCCGGTCTTCGCAAGTTCCACAGTCTGGAAGGGACGCAGGAAGGCAACGCTGGCGTACTCAGGATCGAGCACGAAAGCATCACGCTCACGCTGGAAGCGGTTGGGGACAACCGACACCGCGCCGAAATCGCTGACGTAAACATCGGCGGCGCCGATGATGACGCCCGGCTTGTTGCCGGTGACTTCGCGACGAATCTCCGCGATACCCGCGAAGCCCGACACGCGCTGCTTGTTGACAGGGCCGACCATCAGGATCTTCGGCGTACCGCCAGCGGCCCACACCTTCTGAATCACGCTCTTGAGAATCGTCTCGGTGAACGTGCGCAGGTTGGCGTCGGTCGCATCCGTGCGGGTCGCGTTCGGCTGCGTGGTGTACGACGGATCAGCGCCGCCCGTGCCCTTGTCCGTGTTGGACTTGATGAAGGCAAGGAGCGAGCCCGTCTTACGGAGCGCCGAGCTCACGCCAGCAGAGCCGCCATCGGCCTTCTGGTTGCAGAGCATGATCGACTCCATGTCGCGCTTCAGTTCGGCAGAACGCTTGGCAAGCTGGTAGGCCAGCTCCGAGCGACGGCCAGCCTTGTCCACCGACTCGAGCGTGCCCGAGAGGATGAGCGTCTTGCGGCTGACCTGCGTGTAGTTGCCGATACGAACCGTCGCCGTGGTCGAGTCGTAGGACGACACGTCGTCGCCTTCAACCTGTGCGTTGGTCGTAGAAGCCGCAGCGAGAGAGTCCGTCTGCCACTCAAAGTAGGTGTTCTTAACATTCTCGCGACCGATGTTCGACATGAACGGGGTCTCTTCGGGCGAGATGTTGTAGATCACATTCGAGAGCGACTCACGAATGCCTTTCGCGGCAAAGGTGTCAAAAGTATTAGCTGTCTGTGACATTGTTGAAAATTCCTCAATCTAAAAACTGTTCAAACACAGCAGCCGCATCTTTGTGGCTGCCACTATTTGCGAGTCTAGAAAGAGCCGCCTTGGATGCTACGACTTTGGATGACTGCGGCGTTGAAGCAGCCCCAGCCCTCATGGGCTTGGCCTTTTGCATGATCTTTGGACGCATCTGATCGCGTTTGCTCATCAGTTCGTCAAAGAGCATGGCTTTGCGCAGGGCCACTACGGCTCGAGCATCGTAAATGTCCGAAATCTCCTCGACACTAAAGCCGAGTTTTTCGGTTGCATAAGATACGATCTTCGCCTTTTCGGTGCGCGCCTTATCGGCATCGCGCCATTCCGGTAGCGCCTCAAACAGCTTGGCACGCTCAGCCTCAAGGGTCTGTGCCTGCTCAACCTGTTCTTCCTGCTGCTGCTTCTGTACCAGAGCGGCGCGCTGGGCCTGAACCCAAGACGCCTGCTCTTGCCTGGTGCGGTGAATTTCGCGCTGTCTCACCCACTCAACCGGGTTCTCTTTATAGAGACGATCCCAGTCGATCTCAGGCGGTTGCAGCGTGCGTAACTGCGCATCAAGCACTTCCAATGTCTCTGCATACCGTTGCCGCTCTTCCCGCGCCGCCGCAGCCTCTGCTTCGGCCTGTCTTCGGGCCTCCGCAATGGCTTGCGTCTTACGCGTGTAATCCGCGGTGCGTGAGTAGCCTTTTAGAAGCTCGTCCAGCGGCACCTCGACTTCTTCCCCGTCAACCTTGACGCGGAATGTCTGGGCCTGCTGGGGTGCCTCTTCGGCCTCCTCATCGCCTTCGGTTTGCTCTACGCTCTCGTCAGCCGACTCGCTGTCTGCTAACTCAAGCCCCTCATCCACACCTTCAGCTTCTTGCTGCTCGTTTTCGCCTTCATCGGCGGCGAGCATCTGCTCGAAAACATCTTGCGTGGTTTGTACGTTTCCCGGGGGTACACCCGTGCCGG